AATCGCCTGCATCAGGGTATAAGGGGTTATGGCCACCGGACTACCAAACGGCTGCCAGCCCTCTTTCAGTTTGTGTGTCAGCTTTTCCGCAAGGTCTGACGGCGACGCCGCCCTGACAACATCATAGTGTTTAAATGCCATGAATCCTCCCGGCCGGGATAATATTGTGAGTAAAATGAGGAGCGGGCTGAAGTCCGGAAGTTACAGGACAATGGCAGAAGAGAGACAACAGCCCGCAATACGAAAAAGGCCGCGCTATTGCGCAGAGTGATTACTGTCGGATATTATTCGCCAGCTGAAATATTACTTCACGTTTTGTTGTTTATTCCTTGCCGCCCGCGTCTCCCTGCGCGGGCTTTTTTTGTCCATAAGAAAGCCCCTCCGGAGAGGGGCTGGAGAGTGGCGCTATGTGCCATTGCATGGTGCCGGGTGCCTCCCGGTGAATTCAGTACCAGCACCTGAATCCGCGATTATCCCATATACCTACTCGCTGATTGCCCCTCCGCACAGGGGGATTCACCATGCCAGTTTCTTTTAACAAACTCCCCGCAAACCAGACAACAGTCAACCGCCTGAATTGTGAGACATTTAAAAAAAAGCCCGCAAAAGCGAGCCAGGGAAAATAAGTGTGGCGCGTTGTACTGGATTCGAACCAGTGACCGATTGCTTAGAAGGCAATTGCTCTGTCCGGCTGAGCTAACAACGCATGATGCAGATAATGGACCGCCATCGGGGACTTGAACCCCGCGCAACCAGCTTCGAAGGCTGGCGCTCTATCCCGATGAGCTAATGGCGGTATGTGATGGTGGCCCTTGCTGGATTTGAACCAGCGACCTGGCGATTATGAGTCGCTCGCTCTCACCACTGAGCTAAAGGGCCGGGAGCCGCATAATAACGACGCGTAATTAATTCTTCAATATCATCCGTTCTGGCTGACTAAATCCTGTACTTCCCGAACCGTCTGCTCAAAACGTTCAGTCTCCAGCTCAACGCCAATTGCACGACGCCCGAGCGCCAGTGCCGCTTTCACTGTCGAACCCGACCCCATGAAAAAATCTGCAATCAGGTCACCCGGACGACTGCTAGCGCTGATTATCTGCTGCAGCATTTCTGCCGGTTTTTCGCACGGATGTTTCCCGGGATAGAACTGCACCGGTTTATGCGTCCACACATCGGTATACGGCACCTGCACCGTCACGCCAAAATACCGCCGCAGATGCTTATATTCACTCAGCAGTTCCATATACTGCCGGTTCAGCTCACTGTATGTGCTGACCAGTTGGTAATGGGACTTTTCCAGTTCTCCCCGCTGATGTTTCTCTTCTGCCACCCGGGCAAACAGCGACTGTAATTTCAGATAATCGCTTTCGTTCGGTAGCTGCCACTGACTGGCACTGAACCAGTGCGACACCATGTTTTTCTTTCCTGTGGCATCTGCAATCTGTTTTGCCGTTATCCCAAGAGCAGCACGCGCATCACGAAAGTAAGAAATCAGCGGGGCCATCACATGCTGTTTCAGTGCCCTGCCCTTCGCCTCATCGCCATCATCTTTCGGACGATACGGCCCCTGATAATGTTCCGCGAACAGAATGCGTTCTGTGGCCGGAAAATACGCCCGCAGGCTTTCCTTGTTGCACCCGTTCCAGCGTCCGGACGGCTTCGCCCAGATAATATGGTTCAGCACATTGAAGCGTTCACGCATCATGATTTCAATGTCAGATGCCAGGCGATGGCCACAGAACAGGTAAAGACTTCCGGCAGGTTTCAGCACCCGCCAGAACTGCGCCAGACACTGGTCCAGCCACTTCAGGTAATCATCGTCGCCCTTCCACTGGTTATCCCAGCCCTCGGGCTTCACTTTAAAGTATGGCGGGTCTGTGACTATCAGATCGACAGAGTTTTCCGGTAAGGTCTGGATAAATTCCAGGCAATCAGCGTTGATTAACTCACAACTGGATATTTTTACAGTATTAGCCATAGATCAATAAGCACTTCTCTGATAGGCTCATACCGCTTTTGCGCAAAGCAGATGGGCCTGAGGTTTGCTTGTGACCCCAACGCATGAGCAGATGGCTGGCAGGTGCCGCTAACACCCACCAGCCGCCCATTACCACAAATAAAAAAGCCTTCACTGAGGAAGGCGTCTGTAACAACCGAACTGATAATCTGCCAGACCCGCCATAACAAGCTGGGTCAGTATTAACTGGCAGCGTTCGCGTGAAAGATAAGTGTTCTGCGCAATTTCCCCGGCGGTCGCCGGTTCGGTGACGCTTAATTCATTAAACACCACTCTGGCGGTTTCGGTCATATCCTGCTGTTTTAGCATGTCTTTTTCCATTTTCCGGTTAACGTGACATACCAATAACTCTTGTCGAAAAAGCCAGCAAGTTGAAAGACCGGTATTAGCAACCACCAGCGCGTTTAACGCCCCGTGCCGTTTTTCAGTCATAAAAAAACCCGCAAAAAGCGGGCTCTTTCAAATGTCCATGTCTGCTATTCGCCTCGCGGTACAGCTTTGCGAAAGCTTATCGGAATTGAAGCAGTTTTTACGTCAAAAAGCAATAACTTTTTTCTCTATACCAAAAGCCATAACCATTGGTTTGTACAAAATAAATTCTGCCACCTTTAGCCAATGCTCAATGCGTCTTTCACAGGTTCTTAAACTCCATTCCGGATGTGCATCATTCAGCAGTTCAGCCATTTTGCGCTTAGTCATCCCCCGCCCCACATAACGCTGACTCAGAACATTGAGCAGCCCGGGATAACCTGCCAGTACTTCACCAATAACCCTGTCGATTATTAACGCCTCTGAATCGGTACAATGTGCCAGCCAGCTTTTTTGATTGCCGTTGATCATATCCCGCAAAAAAGCCTCAAGTTCAGGTTTGTCCAGACCCGCTTTTTTCATCCTCCGGAGCGCCTCGTTAATTGCCGTTTTTGTCAGCTTTTTAGAGGTCAGTAATTGGTTGAACATATTTCCCGTCTTACCGTCGCCAATATACGACCAACGCCCCCACATACGCAGTTTCCCCTGGATCCAGACACTTTCCAGCGTTTTCAGGCGTAAATGCTCACCGCTTTTGCCTGTAATTTCCGGGTATATCATATTTATGCTCACTCACTTTCAATTTTGTAAATCTTCACGCCCAGCCGCCCACCAGAAACGAGCTGACCGCGCACAATATTGATTTCATCAAACTGCTCGTCGTCTATAAGTAGTCCGGCATGCGTAAGCGCATCCAGTGGTGCCTTCAGGATATTGTCCAGGTCGCGGCGGCGCTTATCCGGTGGCTCTGCAATAATCTTTATCGCCAGCCTTCCGGACAGGTTTAATTTCAGCCGCTGCTGGCGAACAATAAGTGCCACATCCCGGCGATAACGCTCACCGGCTTTTGACACAAAATATGTGCTGCCACGACGTCGCCAGTAGGTGTTCACCGTCGGCGGGTAAGGCAAAACAAATTCTATGCGTTCAGTCATTCATGCTTTCCACTTCAGGACACCCGAATTTCTCGCGTGCATTAAAAAACGAATCAGCAACAACAGCTGGCTGCCGTGTTTTTCTTCAAAATCTTTTACCCCGGCGTGCAGTTCGTTATGGCATTTACGGCACAGCGGAATAACAAACAAATCATCAGCCTTTGTTCCCATCCCTCCCAGTCCATGACCAATGATGTGATGCGGATCATCTGCCTGATTGCCACACGTCATGCATTTCTGCGTTTTTACCCAGCGCGTGTATACAGGCATCTCTTCCCGTTGTGATTTCTGGCGCTGGAGATACTGAGCCGGTGACTCCGGATCAACGGCAATGCTGACCACCGTCTTTTCCTGTGGCGGGTTTTGCTGGTGGGCGTGAGGCAGCGGCGCAAGATTTTTTGTGCGCTGCTTCAGTATGCTGGTGGCTGTCTGTTCTCCCGGTACGATGTCACTCTCACGGTATACGGAGCGGATTTTTTCCGCTGGTAATCCCAGCGAACGACGCGCTACTGCCTCAGGTAGTGCATCCACCACCTGATTGCAGGCCGCCCACCAGGATAATTCAGCCAGCGATAATTCACGCTCCTGTGTGCCATTCATTGCGTGACGAATGACGTCAATCATCCATGCTGACAAGTTTCGGTGAGCAAGTTGCTCAAGTGATTCGGAGGTCTGGTCACGCAACTGGTTGTCGCAGTGCCAGCACAACACCATTGCGCCGGTACCATAACGGTGAATGACGGTTTCACTGTGGTGATAATCGCCGTGTGGCCACTGGCAGGATTTAATATGGCGCAACAGCCAGTCAGACAATGCACCAGCACCACCAGCAGCACGAATCACCCGTGCGTTACTGAAAAACGGCAGCAATGTTTTGTCTTCCACCAGCGGCTGGCGAACGGCAGGAACGACCCCGGACGGCAGATTACGCATGCTTTTCGGTTCCGGCTCCACCAGTACCCGGGTATTGTGGAATACCGGCATGGATTCACGGCCCGGCTTAACGATCACCAGCCCGAGTTCCGGTACCAGAACAGGTCGAAGTAATACCCGCACGTTACCTCCAGATCCGTTGCTGGAAAGTGCGGGACGGACGTGGTGGGCGTTCGGAATAAGGCAGCCTGACAGAGATTATCCAGTGCCGATAGTCGAGACTGAGAGCTTTCTTAACCTCGAACCCGCGCCTGCGGTAAGAATGAATCAGCCATTCGGCCTGTTCTTCAGTACATGGTGGGTGTTGGTACCAGTCGGTTTTAAATGCGTGTGAACGCCGCTCATGCCGGATGGCAAGGTCGGTATCAGAATTGTGAAATTTGGTTTTGTGCGCCATCTGTTTTCTCTGCTGGCGCAGCAGGTGTCAGGTGTTCAGGCTGACGTGCGAATTGTAAACCAGAATGCCAGGAAAAAACAAAACCCGCCGAAGCGGGTGAAGTGCGGGTGCGTTGAGGATGCCTGACACATCAGCGGTGGCGAGGGATTTCTCCCCCGCCTGGTCTCTTACTCCTCAGGTTCGTAAGCTGTGAAGACAGCGACCTCCGTCTGGCCGGTTCGGATTCGTACCTCGCAGAGGTCTTTCCTCGTTACCAGTGCCGTCACTATGACGGTTAAACAGATGACGATCAGGGCGATTAACATCGCCTTTTGCTGCTTCATAGCCTGCTTCTCCTTGACCTTTCGGTCCGTAAGAGGCTAATCTCTATGTGTCGCATAGATATGGCCTCAGATTAATGTTAAGCGTCTTGCAGGACGCGTAATGTTAACTGGGGCTTTTCTCTATCTGCCTTTTGGTGTTCATGCCTGAGACAGATAGCCTCAAGCACCCGCAGTCATTCTACTTAACTAAGATTTCCCCGCAAACCGTTTTTGTCCGGCACAGTAAATATCCAACTAAACCAATGGCGTTCGCTGTATTTACCGCCAGTATTCAATGCACATGACCGCCATGAACACCCCTAAAAAAAGGGCATTTATATATCCAAATATTAATATCAAAACATCAACTTTTTCCATATACCTTGCTGTGAAGATGATGGGCATACATGATACGAACAACCAGAACGCAACAAACAAAAACTGCAATGCGTTTTTCATTATTCCTCCTACAATCAATGTGCAATTACATTTAAACACACCTCAATTTGGCCGGACATATAAATATCTAAACCAGAAAAAATCACTTACATAGCGTTACAAACTCTTTAGTCTAAATATTCATCGTAAAACATTCCCCATACTTATCAGCCCGTTCTGCGCCAGGTAGCTCATTGCCTTATCTGGGAATCTGTAATCAGGTTTCCGGATGCTGGTGGATTTTCGCGTTTTAGTTGTTCATAAAAGTGCACAGCTTTAACCAGTTCTTCTGATGTAACCGGGACTGGCGGGGCAGTGAATAAGGCCTGAATTTCATAGTTCGGCCTGTCGTTACAATCCTCTTTTTTCGGTACATATTTCCAGTCACCAGACCACTACTTCCCCTGAAAGTCCGTAACGCCTTTTTTTTCACGTAGCGATATCGCCATGCCACTGTTTTTGCTTGCCCCGCCGTTTCATGCCCTTCCTGATAATTAACCTCGCTCATTCATCGCCCCACTCATCACAATATGCTTCGACCGGAGTTTTTCCTGCTTCATAATCATCACGCCATGCTTCAGCATCAGCAGCACTGCCACCACGTAACTCTGCATAGTCCATTAACAGTTCATGCCATTCTTCAAAACTGACGTTGTATTTAGTTGAACCAAAATCAGCCATTTTGTTCTTCCTCTTCGTCTTTTATTTCGTGATATGAGTAATTGCAGTAGTTAAAGAAAATATCTTTTGCTTCGTCATGTATTTCATCAGGCGTCGCATCATCATCCACTTCGAATTCATCCTCGAAATCTCCACCGGCTATTCCCGTTTCAATAATTATTTTAAACTTTCGCATTTAACTACCGCCCTTTCGGGCGGCCTCCTGATGTTCTGAGGGTGCAGAAATCCCTCCGGTTAAGGATTAAATTTTTAACAGAGCTAAATTTAATTATTCAGTTCTGGATTTTGTCGCCCTGCGTATCCGCGCTTTCGCGTTACGCTCAATCTGAATTAGCTTTTCTATATTTTTTCGCCTTTCCCGCTCCTCCTGACGCAAGAGCCTTACATCATCTGCCAGTCTGGTTTCTCTTTTCGCCACAGAGAGCATCCAGTCAAATGGCTCCACAACTGCACCGCAGATTTTACAGCGGACCTGACGCTCTTTTTCGTCAACCCGGACAGAGGCGTGATGACAATATGGTCTTTCCGATGGCTCATAAAGAAAATTAACCTGATTACGAGGGTCATCCTCTTTTACCGGAAATAAAACGATATTGCTTAACTCATCCTCTGGTTTTATTTCCATGCTCCTCTCCTTTGATGCGAATGCCAGCGGTAATTGAAGCCTGATAGCTAATTTCACTCACAGTACCGCCTCCTGAAAATTACCCTGATAGAAAGCCAGTACACGCTGCATAGCTTCACTCTTCCGGCACTCGCGACAGATTATGTTTAGGCGACTGTCGTAGCGACGTATTTCTCCGTCAGGTAACGACCAGATAAGTTCCGGATCAACCACAACCGGTTTCTTCAGCTTTGCCCTCGATAATTTTTTGCGGGCATTTTGCCAGTCTTTACGAGCCTGTTCAGACGGGAATAACCCGTAGCCAGAATTGTATACATCGCCACTGGCAACCAGCTCTCTGGCCAGAACGCTCATCAGATATCTTGTTGCCCCAGTTTTAGCTTCCAGTTGTCGTAACGTCTCGCGCCCACTCTGGCGTACGAGTTCAAGAACCTGTCCTTTAATTTTTTCCCGCTCTTCTTGTGTAAAAACTTTTGCCACAAGCCCTCCTGAAAATTACCTCATGACCAGAAATTAACACTTACCCCCTGAAGCCCGGCGGAATTTCGTTATCCGGTTCAGAAATATGATTCACACAACGCTGGTTGTTCGTGCCGCTTACCGGGAGCAGCCAGGGGTTTTCAAAATTCCGGTCCGGTCCAAAAAACGTCGTCGCTCGCTGAACAAATTCCGTTCCCGTTTTCCCGGTAGCCGCAAGGTATCTTGCGTAACGCCTCACGCCATCCAGCATGGCCTCTGGTGGCACCCCCTCGCGTAATCTGGCTTTCCAGGCACTGAAAGCGGATTTCTTCGGGTTTGCCCCGGCACGCAACGGGTATTCCCGCCAGACCTGTTCGAACACATCAGGATAATCCACTCGTCCCACAGGCTGCCCGGTGTTTTCCGGGACTACCCGATCGGCTTCCCGCTGAATGGCGGAATCGGCTTCAGGCTGCTGAAGTTGGTGTGATTGCTCCTGCCTTGCGGTCATCACCTGCTGCACAGCGCCCGAATCGGCTTTCAGCGCATACGCTGAATCGGCTTCCGGTGTCGTGCCTGCGGGCTGGCCAGGAGTGACGGTCTGAACATCCCCTGCCTGGTTCGTGGCGTTTTTTACGCCATGGACCATAGTGTTTTGATCTTCTTGATCTGTATCTTTATCTGTATCTTTATCTGTCGTGACTCGTCGTGACATGTGCGTGACATTTCGTGACTCGCCGTGACAATCGCCATTTTGTTCCCGCTTTCTTTCCCTCTCTCGCTGCGCCCTCTTGCGCTCTGCCGGAGATTTTGCGGTTTGCGAAATATTGCCGTTGTCCTCTTTCAGCACCTGGCGTTTTTCCCATCCAGTGATTAAATCACCATCAAGTACCCGCCCCTGCATCGTCTGCAAAATTGAATCAATTACCTCTTCTGTCACGTCGAGCGCACTTGCCAAATCTTCTGTCGTGACATCAATGTGACCTCGCGTGACATTTCGTGACGCGCTCACCAGGAGGTGGATATACACTGCCATCACTGTTGCAATTGGCTGCCCTGACACCCTGGCAATTGTTCGCCACTTAGGGTCATTTGGCATGTCATGCCATAATCTGAGCCAGGCGTTAGCCATACTCACCTCTTCTGATACCGAATCTTTTTACTCACGAGTTGCCGGAAGCGATTCGATATGGCTATTGTCAGTCAATGTACTGCCACAGCATTTCCTGCCGGGCCACCACGGTTCATCTGATTGAAACCGGCGATTGCCACTGCGACAAAATCATCAGCGTCTCTCACCAGTCGCTCCCGCGTCTCCACCAGCTCCCGAAAATAAGCTGAACTGTGGCTGCGCATTCTGGCCACCAGCAAAGGTGGCATTGCCTTTTCGATCGCTGGTAACAACGCCTGAATTTTTTCAACTGCATCAGGGGTGTCTTTCTCTACCCAGCGGAAAATTTTCTGGGTATTGCGAGCCAGGGCTTCCGGATGGCTGTCGTCATACAGTTCCGGGAACGTCATTCCCAGCTCGAAATACGCTTTGGTAATTTTCGCAGCCGGCACTTTTTCGCCGTCCGGATGCGCCCAGACATTCATCGCCATGCGGATGTGTTCATGCTTGATTTTCATGAATCAAGCTCCTAGAAAGTGGTTGTGTTAACGTTTTGGTATCTTCCAGCTCGGGCCAAATATTCATCCAATCAAAAGGCCTTAGTTGCTGACGTGTAACTTCACCATTACTGGCTCGCTCAATAAGGACACATAACGATGCCCCTAACACTTGACCTTTACTCAATGCCTTTCTTAGATAACCGATGCTGGTACCACACTCGCATGCAAACATACGCTGTTCATCTGACGAAAGAGAATTGAGAAATATTCTTAATTCTTCCATAGCTACTCCTTAGTAAACACAGCAAAGAATACCCACAGGTAAACAAAAGTCAATACCCACAGGTTGTTTACCTTGCGGTAATCGCATCTATTATTTACCTATGGACAAATATGAATTTAGACGACAGCAACTCATCAAAATTCGTGATGAGAAATGCGATGGTAAAGCGGTTAACGTGGCCAGAAAGATCGGGCGCGAGCCTTCTTATGTATCAAGAATGTTGTACCCAGAGGGGAAAAAGGGAAAAAAACGGATCGCTGATGATATGGTGGAGATTATCGAAGAGTCCTTTGGGTTACCCCGGGGATGGATGGATGGTATCGTTTCATCATCAACGAACACAGCCTCCAGTTATGAAACAAGGGTTCTAACGCCACGACAACGTATTTTTTTAGATCTCTTAGACGAACTGCCAGAAAGTGAAGCGGATAAATTATTAAAAACTCTTGAAGAGAAAAAACAGTATTACAATATGATCTACGAAGAAATCCGTAAAAAGAAAGCACAAAACGCATCATAGCTCACCAAACAACTAGTCACCAGTTAAGACACCGCAAAAATTTACCCATGGGTATTTACTTTTTAAATACCCATGGGTATCCTTCTTTTCATACCAACCCACCCCGCCCCACAGAATGCAGGGCAATACTTCGAGTTACCAGGCAGTGGTCAGGGGTTAAGTAGCCAGCCCGAGGCGTAAGAACATGACGGCAGGGTTCAACTTTAATAACTATGCAGCAGGTTTTTGTTCCGCTACCCCGGCGTTAAGGGGAAATGAGGTCAGCATGGATACTATCGATCTTGGCAACAACGAATCTCTGGTGTACGGCGTGTTTCCAAACCAGGACGGCACCTTCACCGCAATGACGTATACCAAAAGCAAAACGTTTAAAACCGAAAATGGTGCCCGTCGCTGGCTGGAAAGAAACTCAGGTGAGTGATATGGATTTTGACACAATCATGGAAAAGGCTTACGAAGAATACTTCGAAGGCCTTGCCGAAGGCGAAGAAGCTCACAGCTTCAACGAATTTAAACAGGCGCTTTCCAGTTCGGCAAAATCTAACGGCTGATAAGCGAAACAGCACCGCGAGGAATCAGTATGCAGAAACGAGAACCCGTCATCATCGCGCCAGACTATACCGATGATGAACTTTATGAGTGGATGCGCCAGAAAATTAATGCAGCGCAGGATCTGAAATGGGCTAATGAAGCCAGAGCTAAGCAGGCTGAAAATCTGTCCGCTCTGGAGCAGGATATCACCAATCTGGAAAAAGCAGCGGCATTAAGCATTGCCAGAATGATTACATACCCGCGTTAATAGCTAACCAACGAAGCTAAGGTTGGTAATTAAGGAGTTCTCCACGGGTGAGGTGGAGTGCGTGTGCCGGACACGGGTGAGCATCCGGCACTGACAGTTTACTGAAAGGATATTTCCCTGAAAAGTCAGACCATAACGCGAAAGCGCACGGCGAGGTAGCTGGTTCATAGATAGCCTGTCGTTAAATTTTCGTCGACCGTGCGCTTCCGGTTGTGGCACTCCGCGAAATGGCGCGGCGGTAAGTATGGCGGGGTTATTCCTTCCCCGTTGAGGACACCGGGTTGTCAGGTTGACCAT